GAACTTATTGAACAGAAGCATCTTGCTGACTTTAAAATTCAGGCCATTGTACTCAAGCATACGGATGCCAACAAGAAAGAATATAGTAGAACAGAATACCATGATGAGATTGATTTCCTTGTTCGTAATGAAGCAAGGAACAATTTTATATCTCAGCTGTCTCTACACTTGAAGGGTAACACTCTTATCCTTTACCAGTTTGTTGAAAAGCATGGTAAGCCTCTCCACGAAATGATTACAAAACAGAATACAGACAATAGACATATCTTCTTTGTATCTGGAGAAGTTGAAGTAGAGGATAGAGAGCTTGTAAGAAAGATTACAGAGAAGGAGGATAATGCTATCATCGTTGCCTCATATGGCACGTTCTCAACTGGCATAAATATTAGAAACCTACACAATGTTGTATTTGCTTCACCTACAAAATCTAGAATTAGATCTTTGCAGTCAATAGGTAGAGCGTTAAGAAGAGGCGACAATAAAGAGCAAGCAACATTGTATGATATAGCTGATGATCTTTCTTGGAAGAAAGCTAAGAATCATACCCTAAAGCATTTTATTGAGCGAGTAGGAATTTATACTAGTGAGAAGTTCGAATACAAAATCACGAGCTATCAATTGAGGTAAGTTATGGCAGCATTCATTCTTGTCAAACTGAGCGATGATGACTCATTCATTATTGGAGAACTTCACAACGAATCGGAAGATGATGTTGTGATGAAGTATCCTGTTGTAGTTAGGTTAAAGACTACTATTAACCAAACAACAAATGTTACAACTTCTAAACTAATGCCTTTCTCAGAGAACAATATTGTAGCATTAAAGAAAAGCTCAATCATTGCCTTCTCTAAACCTAATGAACGCATCATTAGGTACTATCTGACGTTTATGGAAAGGTTCCAACAGATACTAGATGAAGATCTAGAAAAGGACATCTGTGGTCTTCAAGATGACTATAGTGATAGTCCACTTGAAGTGGAAATAGATGATGAAGAGCTAGATGGGGTTGCTGTTGTATCCTCTTCTACCCCTATTTTGCACTAATTAATATATCTGACCCCCACAAAGGTGATTATACTTAACACAGCGCAAAAAGTCAACGGGTTGAACTAACTTATTGAATGTAATATAATAACAAAATGTTAAAAAAGGATTTGTAATGACCGATATTAAAGACAAAGCTAATCACTACGTTAGTAATGATGAATTCTATAAGGCTATAGTGGAATTTAAAAAGAAGGTCCTTGCCGCCGAGGCACAGGGTCTATCAAAACCTGTAATTCCACATTACATTGGTGATTGTTTAATCAAGATTGCCAATAAGCTCTCCTATAGTCCTAACTTTATTAACTATACATTCCGCGATGAAATGATTGCGGATGGTTTGGAAAACTGTATTAACTATTTCCACAACTTTGACCCTGATAAGTCTACAAACCCTTTCTCCTACTTTACACAAATTATCTACTTTGCTTTCCTTCGCCGTATTCAGAAGGAAAAGAAGTACATGTATGTAAAGCATAAGGTTACTCAGCAGAAGATGATTAACCACGAGTTGATGAACCTTCAAGAGTTGGATGAACTTGGTGAGTTTGATATTGAGATCACTGACTATACATCGAATGACTATATGGATACGTTCATTGAACAGTTTGAGGCAAGTGCTCTAAAGAAGAAGACCGAAAGGCAAGCAAAGAAAGGCCTAGAGAAGTTAATTAAGGAAGAATAAATTATGAAGATCGCTCTGGTCACAGACACGCATTTTGGCGGGCGTGGTGATAGTCCTATATTCTCTGACTTCATTGGTAGATTCTACAATGAGGTGTTCTTTCCTTATCTCAAGGCAAATAATATTGATACTATCATCCACCTAGGTGATATTGTAGATAGAAGAAAGTATATCAGCTATCTCTCATTGAGAAAGTTTAGAGACCAATTCATCAATCGTGTTATTGATGCTAATTTAAACTTACATGTTATTATTGGTAACCATGATACATTCTATAAGAATACAAACGAAGTCAATTGTATGACAGAGTTGTTTGGTACCAATAGACCAGACAACATTAATTGGTATACAGGAGCAACAGAAGTTAAGTTTGGTAGTACAGATATTCTATTTGTGCCGTGGATGTGTAGTGATAACTTTGATTCAGTGATTGAAAAGATTGCAGACACAGATGCGCAAGTATGCTTTGGCCATCTTGAGCTTGCTGGCTTTGAGATGCAGAAGGGTACAGTTATTGATCATGGGTATGATGCTAAGATTTTCAAGAAGTTTGATGTTGTACTCTCCGGTCACTATCACCATAGATCAACAAAGGGTAACGTGACCTATCTTGGTTGTCCTTATGAGATTGTGTGGTCTGATTATGATGATCCTAAAGGCTTCCATGTATTTGATACAGAGACAAGAGAGATTGAGTTTGTTAAGCATGACTTGACTCTATTTGAAAAGTGCCACTACGATGACCTTGATAAGGAACGTGATGATGTAGTTCTTGATGACTACTCTTTCCTCAACGGAAAGTTTGTAAAAGTTATTGTCAAGAATAAAACAAACCCATATTGGTTTGACAGCGTTATCGATAGAATTGAGAGAGCAGGTGTTGCTGACCTTCAGGTAGTTGAGGATCATTTACATCTTGACTTAGAAGAAGATTCAAGTATAATATCCGATGCAGAGGACACTCTAACAATCATTAGAAAGTTCTCCGATCAATATATCAGCAACAAAGACAATGTGTCTAAGCTAAACAAGTTACTTGGTGACTTGTATGTTGAGGCAATGGAAATACAGACTAAGCAATGATACTATTTAAGAAAGTGAAGTGGAAGAACTTTCTATCCACTGGTAACATATTTACAGAGATTGATCTTACTAAGCATAAGTCAACTCTGATTGTAGGTACGAATGGTTCTGGTAAGTCAACCATTCTTGATGCTATTTCATTTGCTCTCTATAATAAGCCATTCAGAAAAATCAATAAGCCTCAGCTTATTAACTCCATCAATGGTAAAGACCTTTGTGTTGAACTTGAGTTTGTAGTTGGTAATGCTAACTATAAGATCATTAGAGGTATCAAGCCTAACAGGTTTGAGATTCATAAGAATGATCAACTACTCAATCAAGATGCTGATAGTAAAGACTATCAAGAAGTAATCGAGAAGCAGATTGTTAAGATGAACCACAGAACATTCTCTCAAGTAGTTGTTCTTGGTTCCTCTACCTATGTTCCATTCATGCAACTTCCTGCCGCCCAGCGAAGAGAAGTTATCGAAGACCTTCTTGACATTCAAGTCTTTACCACAATGAATACTTTGTTAAAGGGTAAGGTCTCTTCTAACCAAGATGACTTGAAGCAAGCAAAGTATGATAGCGATCTTGTTGATGAGAAGATTAACATTCAGAATAGTTACATTGATTCTTTAAAGAAAGATGTACAGAATAAAGTTGATGAGAATAATGTAAAGATTGAGCAGACTGAAGCTGAGATTGATATGTGTAATGATGATCTTACAATCAAGGGTAAGACAATAGAGGAAAAGATTCAGCAAACTACTAACCTCGACAAGTTAACCAAGAGAATGGAGAAGTCTGTTATCCTAAAGGAAAAGACCATTGATAAACTATCCAAGTTGGATAAAGAGATTAAGTTCTTCCACGACAATGATGACTGTCCAACTTGTAAGCAAGGAATTCCTCATGAGTTCAAGGCCGAGTCTATTACTACAAAGCAAACACAAGTATTTGAAATACAAGAGAACCTAAAGCTTCTTGATGAGGACTATAACAATACTGTTACAGAAATTACAAGAATTAATAAAATCCAAAAAGAGATTCAAACAATCCAGCAAGAGATTACTAAACTGCAGACAGAGATAACTTCTAAGAAGAAGTTTATTGATTACCTGCAAACAGAAATTGATGGATTGGAAACAAACACGGCAAACGTTGATGCAGAAAAACAAAAACTAAAAGAACTACAAAAGCAAAAGACAGAAGCTGAGGACAAGAAGCAGAAACTGCTAGAGGAGTACGAAATACTACAGGCAGCTTCTGCTCTCTTAAAGGATGGTGGTATCAAGACCAGAATCCTTCGCCAGTATATGCCAATCATTAATAAGTTGATTAACAAGTACTTGGCTGCCATGGACTTCTTTGTCCAGTTTGAGATTGATGAACAGTTTAATGAAACTATCAGATCAAGATTCAGAGATGAGTTTAGTTACAATTCATTCTCAGAAGGTGAGAAGATGAGAATCAACTTGGCAGTGCTCTTTACATGGAGAGCAATTGCTAAGATGAGAAATAGTGCTGCTACTAATCTTTTGATTATGGATGAAGTGTTTGATAGTTCTCTTGATAGTTCTGGCACAGATGAGTTCTTGAAGATTATTCAGACTCTCACTGCTGATACCAATACGTTTATTATTAGCCATAAGACAGATCAGTTGTTTGATAAGTTTCATAATGTTATTAAATTCGAGAAGACAAAAAACTTTTCTAGGATTGTATGATCTGGACAAAGCAATACTTTAATAGTAAGTGGGCTGAGGGTATCCACAAAGCATGTGAGAAGTATCCAGATGCAGCTGGTGATTCACATATCTTGTCAGCAAACGGTAGTGGTGTCATACCGGAAAACTATTTAATGAAAATTATTTCTTCTAAGAGGGAACCCCAAATAGTAGATGCATTAAAAGATATTGCAATGGCTGCAAACGAACGAATGTTTGGTTTCAATATTTGGTTTGATATTAGCTCATTCCAATACACAACGTATAAATCAGAACAGCAAATGGAATACGACTGGCATAGTGATTCAGTGTGGGTAATTAAACCTGTCGTCCACAAGCTTACAGTAATTGTTGGTTTGACGGATAGGGATAATTATGAGGGTGGGGATTTAGTTCTTGCAGGTGGCAGAAAAAATAAAACTATTAAGCTAACTGCTGGTGAAGCAATAGCGTTCCCATCAATTATGTTACATAAAGTAACGCCAGTAACAAGTGGAACAAGAAATACATTAGTTGCTTGGTTTAAGGGTCCAAGGTGGGTTTAATATGATTCCAAAGATTGTAGTAACACCAAATTACTTTCCATCAACATGGTGTAACAATGTCAACACCTGGATGATCAACAATGTACCTATAGATCCATCGTTTGGTAAGACAGGTGTAAGAAGATGTAATGTTAGATTCTTATCGGCTAACATGAAGCCATACGAAGGTGTCTTTAAATCGTTAATTGATTACACAAAAAGTAATATTAACAAACTAGGTATTGATGTTGATTATCAGATTGATGGAGCAATCCAGCATATTACATACCTACCAGGCCACGGTGTGGGTTGGCATGATGATACCATGAGTTATAAAATGGCTCTAAACAACCCTAAGTACAACAATCTGAAAACCGATAGAAAGCTTTCTTTGACCGTAATGTTATCTGATCCAACAGAGTATGAGGGTGGCGAGTTTGTTTTTGAGCATCCTGGCTACCCGCTTCCAGCTAAAGTAGAGGGTAAAGGTACTGTTGCCCTATTTACATCATACACTCAACACAAGGTAGAGCAAATAACATCTGGTGTAAGAAACATTTTGTTCATTTTTATTACTGGTCCAACCTGGAAGTAGCATGTCAATTATAACTGTTAAGTCAGCTATTCCAAAAGACCTAATTGACAGTTGGAGTTCCCCAACAGAACGTATACCAATCCGTCAAGGTCAGACTGTTAACAGTCTGACATCAGGCATATCCAATGATAAGAATATGAGGTCTTGTGAGACTCGGTTTATAACTTTTAACAACCATAGAAAGTTTTATCTTAACATTCTAGATAACATCTACCCATTTATCGACTTCTATCAACATGCGTTTGATGTTGAACTTTATAGGGTGCTAGAGATACAGCACACCACATACTTTAAAGATGACCATTATGCAAGACACGTTGATACAATCTTCAATAACAAAACCCCACATCAAAGAAAAATTAGTTTGGTTTTGATGTTGTCGGATAGAAGTGAGTATAGTGGTGGTGAACTTATTATTAATGATGAACCTGTTTGCCTTGAGAAAGGCGATATGGTTATCTTTAAGCCAACAACATTTCACAGTGTTGAGAAGGTTCAACGGGGTGTGAGAAAAACTTTAGTGATGTGGGCTTTGGGTCCACATTGGAGATAGTTGAAAATAACGATGAGCTGTTGTATAGTGGTCGTCATAAATAATGTTTAATTTGAGGCTTTTGTAATGCAAAAAGAATATAACTATTCTGAGATCTTCTATTCTATTCAGGGTGAAGGTCGATACACTGGTATACCAACTGCTTGGTTGAGATACTTTCTCTGTAACCTCCAGTGTGATGGCTTTGGTCAGAAAGACCCAACCGATCCTAAGACATATAAGCTTCCCTACAAAGATATGCCCGTCGACTTTATTAAGCGAGTCGAAGACCTACCTGTATGGAAATATGGTTGTGACTCTTCCTATTCTTGGGCTAAGAAGTTCAAGCACCTAATGCATAAGGGTACACCAGAGTATATTGCTAACCAGATTCTTGGCCACATTAGATCTCCCCATAATCTAGAGTCAAAGTTTGACCATCCAGCAGGCCAGCCTATCCATATGTGCTTCACTGGTGGTGAGCCTTTAATGAAGCATGCTCAAGACTGTACAGTTGGTATTCTTGATTACTTCGATAGGATCAAGAATAGTCCTAAGTTCATTACATTTGAGACTAATGCTACACAGGCACTGAAGCCAGAGTTTAGTAACTTTATGACTAACTGGAGAGAGATGGGCAGAGAGATCTTTATTTCATCTTCTCCTAAGCTCTGGACTACTTCTGGTGAAACAAATAAGGATGCTATTGTTCCTGAGGTCTTAGCTGAGTACCATTCTCTTTCTAGAGGCCATGGGCAAATCAAGTATGTTGTTAACGGTAAGAAAGAGACATGGGAAGAAGTTGACCATGTAACTAATGAATTCAGAAAAGCAGGAGTAACATTCCCTGTTTGGATTATGCCTGTTGGTGCTACGGAAGAAGGTCAGACTGGTGAGCTAGAAGGTTACATGAGTGCTGGTGCTATTGCTGAAGAGGCATTTAAGAGAGGCTTTAATGTCTCGGCAAGAGTCCATGTGTACTTGTGGGGTAACACTATTGGTGTTTAATGATTAAAGCAAGTAATATTATTAATCAAAAAGAGTTGGAGTATCTAAGGCAACTTTATAACAATTCGCCAAAACAATTCCACACTCAAGATGTTAATTTGTTTAATGTATACAAATGTAACATTAGAAAGGTAAGATCAGATTTGTGGGATGGTATTCAATCTAAGTTAATTAAGTTTCATGGTAGCGAGTGCTCAGTAACCAATTACTTCTTAGAGTATCAATCAGGGGCATATGCTAAGACTCATCAGGATAACCCTGATACTGTTGGTGGTACTGCAATCACCCTAATAGACAAATCAGATGATTTGGTGGGTGGCGATATTATAGTTGGCCGAGGCAATAATAAAAGATCATTACCTCAACCTATTGGCCGGACAATTTATTATAATACAGCAGTTGATCATGGCGTTGTAGAAGTCACAAAAGGTAAAAGATTAGTTCTCGTAACATGGTTTAGGAAAGGTGTATGGCAAAGTTAATTAAGTATAAAATTAAAGACTTTGATAAGGATATCGATACCCTTGTCAGAAAGATCAAGAGATCAAAAGTTGAGTTTAGTTATATCGTAGCACTATCACGAGGAGGTTTGATTCCTGGTGTAGTACTATCCCATAAGCTTGGATTGCGATTAGTTCCAATCAGCTGGTCGACAAGAGACCATGAGAATAAAGAATCTAACTGTTGGGTACCAGAAGATATTAACAATGGCAAGAAGGTACTTGTTGTTGATGACATTATTGATAGTGGAGAAGCACTAAAGACAATGTTTGAAGATTGGAGTAGTTCAGTTTCGTCAAAACTCAACTCTGAAAATATTTACGTTGCCTCCTTGATTTATAACAAAGATCAGGGTATAGTACCCAAGTTTTATGCTAACAAGATTTCAAGAAAGAAAGTTCCAGAATGGTTTGAATTCTGGTGGGAGACAAAATAATGTATTATTCAACTAAAAGAATAGGTCCGATCTCCACTGGCCATCGTCAATGGAGAGATAAGGGTCATTGTAAGTGGGCCCATGGTTATGGGCGTTATGTTAAGTTTACGTTTGCATGTAAAACATTAGATGAAAGAATGTGGTGCATGGACTTTGGTGATCTTAAATGGGTAAAGAAGTGGTTAGAGGACCAATGGGACCATAGAATGCTAATTGCATCTGATGACCCATATCTTAAACTGTTTAAAGAATTGCATGAAATGGATGCAATTAGTATGAATGTCATGGATGTAACAAAGGGCTGGGGTCCTGGTATTGAAGCATCATGTAAGTTTGTGTTTGATAACATTAATCCCAAGATTCAAGAGTTGACAAACAATCGTGTTTGGATAGACACTGTAGAAATATACGAGCATGAGTTTAACTCTGCTTTTTATGTAAATGGTGCTATTGAAACCGTGAGGTGTAATAATGGGTATTGATTACTCTAACAAGATGCCAGATCTTGTATTTAATTATGATAGTAATTTCTACTGTGAGGAGTTACCTGACCCTCAAGTAAATCCAGTTTTACCTGGTGCGAGGGTTCCTCTTCGTAAGGTTGGCATTGCTCCAGTTGACCTTCCTATTATGGTCAAGCGCCGTGATGGTAATACACAACAGTTGCAGGCAGAAGCCAGCCTTTATTGCTCTTTGGATGACCCTAATGCTAAGGGATTGAATCTTTCGAGACTCTATCTCATTATGCATAATAAGATCAAAGACCATCTTTCAATTGATGGCATCCAAGGAGCACTAAAGGAGCTCGCTGAGAAGCAGGGTTCAAAAAGTGCATACTGTAAGCTTCGCTTTAAGTATCCATGGACTCAAGATGCTCTCCGTTCTCGTAGAGACGATAATCCAGAAGAAAAACTTCGTGGTCATATTGCCTATAAGACAGAGCTAGAGGGTCAGTACCACAATGGTAACTACAAGTTCTTTATTACTATTGACTATGTCTATAGCTCAACCTGTCCTTGCTCTTTTGAGCTAGCATATGATGCCCGCACTCATCGTAATGCTGCTGCCAATGCTCATAGCCAGAGATCTATTCTAAAGGTCAAGGTTGAGTTTGATCCATCGAAGATCATTTGGTTTGAAGATCTCGTTGAGCTTTGCAGAAAGCATATTCCAACTGAGGTACAGATTGTTGTCAAGAGACGAGATGAGCAAGCGTTTGCTGAATTGAATGGAGCCAACCTGTTGTTCTCTGAAGATGTTTGCCGTATAATGTATGCTGCATTGGACGAATGGTTTGACAAGGGTAGAATTAGAGATTTCTCTTTAGCTGTATCGCATGAAGAGAGTCTACATCCTTGGAATGCTATTGCAGTCACATCTAAATTTAGTCCACATGAGGTTCCAGGGTGTCTGGTATAAAAGATCCACTTGAGTATAGGTTTAGAGGCGTATACGGTGTATACAATTCTAGCTGTGAACTAATGTACGTTGGTTCAACCTCTCTTGGTTTGAAACAGTTAGAAGAGAACCATAGAAAGGCTAGAGAGAAGGGTTATGATATGACCCACTTTAGAACCTTACTTGAAGAACATGAATCGTGGAAGTTTGTTTGGTTAATTAAGCCATATGAATGTCAGCAGCCTCATATTGAGTTTACTGAACAGAACTTAATTCAAGCAATGAAACCAAAACATAATAAAGATAAGAATCCTTATTTGTCTTCAATTCGCTATGGTCGGTATGGCGATCTACTCAAAGTGTATAGGATCGAAGTTATATGATTAAGAAAAAGATTTGGGTAACATTCCAGAAGGAAGGTATCCATTGCTATCCAGCTGCCGCTACCGATGAGAAACTAAAGGAAGTTAGTTTCCTAGCTAACCCACATCGCCATATGTTCCACTTTAAGGTCTACCTTGAGGTGTTCCATGATGACCGTGATGTCGAGTTTATTCTCTTAAAACGAGAATTAGAAGCATTGTATGGTAGTGGAACTCTCAAGCTAGACTACCTGTCATGCGAAATGATTGCAGAAGAACTACTAGCATACTTGAAGAATCAGTATCCAGATAGAGATTGTACAATCATTGTAAGTGAAGATAATGAGAATGGATGTGAGCTTGTTTATGAGCGTTACCGTCCCATTTTAACGGTAGAGGATAAATGATTATGACACACTTTTGCCATATTGCACCTGTTGAGTTTTTGGATCTTGTTAAAGACTATCCATGTCACTTAACTCTTGCTCACTTAGTTGAGACTAGCGAAGAGTATACCGAATTCTATAGTGAATATAGAGACTTTGAAGATACTACTGTCATTCTAGATAATAGTGCCTTCGAAATGTATAAGCAAGGCAAGCCAATGCTAACACCAATGCAAGTGTTAGAGGCAGCTGCCCGTGTTAGAGCAGACTATGTTGTTATGTCGGACTATCCAGCTGAACATTCTTCTATGACCATTAAAGCTGCTATCGATCTTGCTCCTATGTTTAAGGGACAAGGCTATGGTACATTCTTCTGTCCTCAATCTAAAGTTGGTGACAAAGAAGATTTGATTAGTGCATTTGATTGGGCATCTACATCTAAGCATGTAGACTATATCGGTGTATCTATTCTTGCTGTACCTAATGCATATAATGTGGAGAAGGGTAACAAGCTTCAGCGCTTTGTTGCTCGCTATATGTTTATGCAAGAGCTTAAGGAAAGAGGTATCCTTGATCGTATTAGAAATAATGGTAAGAAGATTCATTTCCTTGGTATGGTAGATGGTCCTAATGAAATTAAGTTGATGGCACCATTCAAGCAGTACATTGACACTTGGGATAGTTCTGCCGGTGTGTGGTTTGGATTGAGTGGTGGTAAGTTTGATTATAGCCCAACTGGTATCTACGATGGCAAGTATGAGAAGGAAGTGGACTTTGATCTAAAGCTAAGTGATATTTCTATTGACAATTACAATCTAGCCAAGTATAATATGGACTACATTGACACTCTCGTTCAGAGGTATTTAAATTATGTCGAATATTGATTATAGATTTAGAGAGGATAAGATCCTCAAGGAAGTACTAGAGTATATTAGTAAGACCTATCAACAGCATTATGTTGGTAAGGAAGAGATCCAGACTATTGATGTTTGGGATTCCCTTGGTAGTGTTGATACTACTTCTAGAGATACTGCTATCAAGTACTTAATGAGATATGGTAAGAAGGAAGGACACAATAAGAAGGATTTGCTCAAGGCTATCCATTATATCGTCCTTCTATATCACTTCACACAACCACAGGAAGATAAGGTATGATGATCCATATTATGGGTGAGCACGGATCAAAGCTCACAAATGTACATGAAGTAGATGTTCAACCTAATGCAGTTGACTTGCGTTTGGGTAAGGTCTTTAAGATTAAGAACGAAACATTTGCTCTAAGCGAAGATTATAAGGTTCATAGAGGGTCAGAAGAACTTCTTCCTAATGAAGTTGGCTTCTGGACACTTGAGCCAGGTACATATGAAGTTGTAATGGAAAACATTATTGAGATTGGTGAGGGTGAAGCTGGTTGGGTTATCACTCGATCAACTCTTAACCGTAATGGTGTCTTCCTAACCTCTGGCCTCTATGATTCTGGCTATCATGGTGTCATGGCCGGTGCTATGCATGTTACGACTGGCCCATTGACTATTAGAAAGAATACAAGAATTGGCCAGTTCCTACTATTCAAGGCTGAGAGTTTACATAAATATGATGGTAGTTATGGCTTGAATAAAGAGCACGATAAAAAGTATGGTGTATAATTTGATTGACCACAAGAGTGCAATCTTGGAACAAGAGTTGCCTCTTTTTGATTTTGACAATCCCCCTATCGACCCTATGGAACTGGCCAAAAATCTTCTTGACACAATGCGCCACCATAAGGGTATCGGATTATCAGCTAATCAAGTAGGCCTTCCATATAGAGTATTCATTATGGAAGGTGATCCTGCGTTTGCATGTTTCAATCCAAAGATTGTCGACGTGTCTGAGGAAGTTGTTTCCTTAACAGAAGGATGTCTATCATATAAGGGCGTGGTTGCTCCTATCAAGAGACCAGCCCATGTTCGTGTCCGCTTTACGGAGCCAGGCGGAAATACAATGACAAGAAAGTTTACTGGCATGACAGCCAGAATCTTCTTACATGAGTATGATCATTTACAGGGAGTTAACTTTCTCCAGAAGATGCATCCAGCACATAGGGAAAAGGCATCGAGACAGTTAAAGAAGTATATACGTTATTTGAAAAACCAACAGAGGTAATTATAATGAATATTAAGATTGTTAAGTTAATGAATGGTGATGAGATCATTTGTGATCTCCAAGAAACAAAGACTAAGTTGAAGGTTAACAAGCCATTGTTGCTTGCCTTCCAAGAAAATCGTTTAGTATTTGTGCCATTCATGCAGTACACAACTGCAATGGAAGGATTTGAATTGCTACCAGCTAGCGTTCTATTCATCACAGATCCAGTTGATTCACTAGTCAACGACTACCAGATGGCAACAAGCCAGATCCTAACACCACCACAAGCTGCAGGTGGAAAGAAGAGTCTTCTCCGAGCAGTGGAGTAATAGACAATGGAAATTAAAATTGAAATCGAAGAGTTGCGCAAACGATCATTGTTTGTAGCTACTCCAATGTATGGGGGCCAGTGTCATGGCAACTATACAAGATCAATGTGTGATCTAACAGCTCTTTGTGTTAAGTATGGTATTAACATGAAGGTCTATTATTTGTTTAATGAGTCTCTCATTACTCGCGCCCGTAACTATTGTGCAGATGAGTTTATGAGAAGTGACTTCACCCACATGATGTTTATTGACTCAGATATCGGATTTGACCCTAACGATGTTATTACATTGTTGGCTCTCCAGTCTGATGAGTCACCATTCGATATCATTGGTGGCCCATATCCTAAGAAGTGCATCTCTTGGGAAAAGGTTAAGCAGGCTGTTGATAAGGGTGTTGCAGATGAGAATCCAAACTCACTCGAACAGTTTGTTGGTGATTATGTTTTCAATCCTGTTATTGCTAAGGAAGGCCCAACTCAGATTAAGCTAAGTGAGCCAGCCGAAGTACTAGAGATTGGTACTGGCTTTATGATGATTCGAAAGAATACATTCAAGAAGTTTGAGGAAACATTCCCATACCAGTCATATAAGCCTGACCATGTCCGTACAGCTCACTTCGATGGTTCAAGAGAGATTTTCGCTTTCTTTGATACACCAATCGATGGTAAGAGAATGTATATGGGTGCTGAGCTAAAGGCATATTTGGAAGCTAATCCAAATGCAACGCCTGATGATATTGTTAAGTTTGTTAATGACCCTAACAATACTATCCTACGACAGTACTCGAAGAGATATCTATCTGAAGACTATATGTTCTGTCAGTGGGTTCGTAACATGGGCTTGAAGGTTTGGTTATGTCCTTGGATGCAGTTGAACCATACTGGATCTTATACGTTTGGTGGTAGTCTTGCTGCTCTAGCATCTGTTGGTGCTGCTGCTACGGCTGATATTTCCAAGATTAAGAAATAACTTGAGGTAATTATATTATGGCATTTGATAAGCAAAAAGTAAAGGCAGTCCTTGTCGAGGTTTCAAACTCAATGACCCGCATTGATGCGGAAAAGGAATTTATTAAGGATGCAATTGATGCTGCATCCAAGATTCACGAAATTCCTAAGAAGACTCTAACAAAAATGGCAAAGGTATTCCACAAGAATAACTATGCTCAGGAGTTGTCTTCCATTGAAGAATTTACTACAATGTACGAGAATATTGTAGGCTCCGAGAATAAGTGATAAAGGACAATTTATATTATGAAAATTTCAAGTCAGACCTTACAGGTCTTGAAGAACTTTGCTTCGATCAATCCTAATCTGTTGGTGAAGCCGGGAAGTGTGCTAAGTACGATTAGTACTAATAAGAACATATTTGCGAAGGCTACGGTTACTGAGCAATTCCCGGCTTCATTTGCTATCTATGATATGCAACAGTTCTTGGGTGTGATTAGTATTTTTGATGATCCGGATTTCACCTTTGGTGAGAATTCAGTAATTGTTTCTTCGGAAGGAAGATCCGTAGAATATGTTTATGCCAACCAAGAAATGGTGGTAGCACCCTCTGAAGGCGTAGCTGAAAAGATTGCTGTCAAAGATCCAGAGATTACATTTGACCTAACAGCGCAAGGCCTTAATGAAGTAATTAAGGCTACTGCTATCCTACAGCTTGATAAGATTAATGTTGTTAGTAAGGATGGTGTTGTAAGTGTTGTCGTTGCTGACCCTAAGAATCCTTCTTCCAATAAGTTTTCTCTAAAGGTGAATGGAACATCCACGGCTGATCTTGCTATGGCATTTGCTGCTGAGAACTTAAAGCTGATTGCTGGGGATTATAAGGTCAATATATCATCCAACGGCGTCAGCTCATTCAAGAATGATAAACTAAACCTAGAATACTTTGTTGCCGCAGACGTTAAGTCAAAGAAGGCTTAATGTATGCTACAAGAAGTTTTATGGGTTGAAAAATACCGTCCTCGAACTATAGCTGATTGTGTCCTACCCAAGGACATTAAGAAGACATTCCAGGCATTCATTGATAGTGGCACTATTCCTAACCTACTACTAACTGGTACACAGGGTACTGGTAAGACGACTGCGGCTCGTGCGATGTGCGAGCAACTAAAGTGTGACTATATCATCATTAACGGTTCTATGAACGGTGGTATCGATACACTACGAAATGAGATTCAGCAGTTTGCTAGTACTGTATCGTTTGGTGGTGGAAGAAAGATGGTTATCCTCGATGAGGCTGATTATCTTAACGCCCAGTCAACCCAGCCTGCTTTGAGAAACTTTATGGAAGAGTTCTCAAAGAACTGTGGATTCATTCTAACTTGTAACTTCAAGTCTAGAATCATTGAACCTCTACATTCTAGATGTTCTATTGTTGAGTTTAAGATTCCACCTAAAGAGAAGCCATTGCTTGCTGGTGAGTTCTATAAGAGGACTCTCAATATTCTTGAGACTGAGAATATTAAGTTCAATAAGAATGTTGTAGGTGAGTTGATTGCCCGTCACTTTCCTGATTGGAGAAGGGTGCTAAATGAGCTTCAGCGGTATAGTGTTGGTGGTGAGATTGATTCTGGTATCTTGGTTAACCTATCTGACGAGCACTTCACTCAACTAATTACTATCCTAAAGGATAGAAGATTCAATGATATGAGGAAGTGGGTAGCTGAATCTAATGATATCGAGCCATCTGTCCTTTTCAGAAAGATCTATGACTCTTTATCTGTCATTCTCAAAGGGACATCTATCCCACAGGCCATTCTTATCTTGGCTGACTATCAATATAAGGCTGCATTCGTTGCTGACCAGGAGATCAACCTGGTAGCATGTCTAAGCCAGTTGATGGCAGAGTGCGAATACGCATGAATCCGTTCGACTTTGTAAACGCCATCAATTATACCAAGATTGATGTGATATCTACCTCGGAAAATCCGGAAAAAGCCGAGAAACTATACAATCCATATTTGGTTAACCGTGGATTGTCGTATTTTGCGGATACTGTGCTGTATTGCAATGAAATGAACCGATATCACGAATTAGACAAAAAGCTCCAGTTTAATTTTCTTCTAAATAGTATTAGGAAGAACAAAAGGTTCTCCAAATGGCACAAAGCTGAAGTAGATGAAGATACACAGCTCATTAGTGATTACTATAAGTGTAATATTAGAAAAGCTAAGGAGATACAACTAATACTTTCTGTCGATCAGCTTAGACAATTAAAAGAAAAAATGCATGTAGGTGGGGCGAACAGATGATTACAGTAGATAGTTTTATTGAAGTCACTCTAAAGCAAAATGATGACTTCCTAAAGGTCAAAGAGACCTTAACGAGAATTGGTATTGCATCAGAAAAGAACAAGACCCTCTATCAGTCTTGTCACATTCTCCATAAGAAAGGCAAATACTATATTGTACACTTCAAGGAGCTTTTTGCCCTTGACGGTAGACCATCTTCATTGGTAGAAGATGATATTGCCAGAAGAAACACTATTGTTAACCTACTTTCCGACTGGGGCTTGGTTGGATTAGTAGACGCTGAAAAGACAAAGGAACCAGTTGCACCAATGAGACTTATTAAAGTCATTCCTTTCAAGCAGAAGAGTGAATGGCAGCTGGTGACAAAATACAATATCGGAAGAAGTAAAAAGGGTGACGAAAGTGGTCAAAGCGATCAAGGCGAATAAAAGAAAGAAGGCAAAAAACCTTGTAAAGAAGAAGAGAGCTAAGAAGGTACAGGCTGAGCTTGTACAGGCTTCTGCTCCACTTGCTGCCGCTTCGGCTGACCCTAGGGGTTGGGAAGACATGGACAAGCCATGGATTCCAGATAGTGTTGACATTGATGGAAAGAAGAGTGATAATAATGAACCAATAACCTTCTGGCAGGCTGTCAGAGAGATGTTTGGATTTAAATAAGGAGAATGACAATGGGTACGTTAGTTGTATTGTTACTACTTGCTGTTGCTGGCTACATCGTTTGGAAGCTTGTTAAGACTCCAGACCTAAACCAAGATGGTAAGGTTGACGTTCAAGATGTTGTTACCGCCGCCAAGGAAGTTGCTGTAGAAGCAAAGACCGAAGCCGGTAAGGCAGTTGAGAAGGTCAAGAAGGCTCGTAAGCCAAAAGCACCAAAAGCCTAACAACTGAACGATTCGTTTAGTTGTATGCTGATACCTTGTGAGAACAGGGTATATTCGTAATATGACATCGTTCTTATTACGGCAAAACCACGCGGATGTTGTAACTCCTTGATTCTACAGGAGTTGTAACTCCGCGTTTTTATTAGGAATTTTAAACTATATGTAACTTATTGATTCTAAAGGGTATTGGCAGTTGACCTTCAGCTACCGGTAGCGTATACTGCTCGCATTGGTTGGGTGGTCCAGCCGATACTGAACGCGAGTTCGGACTTTGTGATGATTAATTGAGGATTTATATTATGGCTTCTATTTCTATTCCTGGTAATGACGGTCAGCTGACTGTTACGAACCTTCCGCTTAATAAGGTCGAGCGTGCTACCGTTGCCGCTGAGACTCTTATTGCTGGTGGATTGTCGAACTCGGCTGTTCTTGCTAAGATGTCTAAGTATCAGTCGGATAGTCCGGCTGACGGTCAGGACCTCTATAGTCAACAGGCTGCGTCTGCTAAGACTCCGGCTGCTGTGACGAAGACTGTTTTGGCACCATCCTTCAATCTAAAGGCTAAGGCTAAGGCTCCGAAGACTGTTTCGGCTGCTCCGAAGGCTAAGCGAGCGAAGGGTGCTAACAACGCCAAGCGTGCTCGTGCTCTTGAGATGTTCAAGGACATGACCGCTCAGGGTCTCTCGCAAGAGAAGATGCTGAAGGCTGTTCAGGATGAGCTCAAGATTACGTACGCTAACACGTACTACTACTACTCGCGAGTGTTCAAGAAGGCCTAATGTTATTGGAGGCCGACAACCTGGCTGAAGTTGCCTTGTGTAACTCCCCACGTAATGTCGGCCTCCTCTTTTCTTGAGGTAGTTATGTATAGAAAGTTTGATCCAACACAGACTGAACAGTTTTTCAACGAGGCGAATGATATTGTATCGATGGTTAGCACTGTGATGGCGAATGAGGGTACGAACCTATCATCGCAGGATGTGTATGATCTAGTTGAGCGGATTGAGCGAGCACGTAACCTTCTACTCACTGTTGGCGACCGGATGTATTTTCAAGAATCAAAGGATGTAGCGTAATGAAAGTTAAGCACGAACAGATTGGCGAAGACTTTAAAAAGCTTCTTGGCGAAATGGTTGCTAGTCCAGATGTATCGCTTGACGAGCTGAAAGTATTCTGCATTGAGTTGATTAACAAGGGTGTGAGCTCGCGAGCCAAGAAGGATACGTTCATTCGCGAAGTGCAAAGTGCAAAGCGAAAGGACATGGCAACCTGGCCTGTGTATAGTTACATTCTGGCTGGTGAGGGCAATAAAGTTGGCTAATTACAGCTATGGCAAACTAGAATTGATAACAGGTAGCTAAATGCATGGTCTAATACCACTTAAAGTAACAAACGGAATTCATTCATCCTCATCTCGGACGCCCCACAAAGTGGCAGTCCGACATGGGGATCGTTCTGTTACCTATAAACAACTAACGGATAACATGAGGTGTGTGTCCCAGGCTGCATTCACGGACATCAGGTTTCAGGGTAATGTTGCTATTGTTGGAAATAATAGTATTGAATATCTTGAGGTATTATTGGGGCTTGCTGATGTTGGTGTACCTGTTGTAACAATTAACCCTAAATGGGTTGCAAGAGAAGTCATTGAATGTTTGAAGGATTGCAAGGCCCGCGTTCTATTCATTGACAACGACCTCTATAAAGAAGAATATGGACAGCATTGTGATCTAATAATAATCTTTGGCAGCAAGTACGAAGAGTGGGTGAAGTATTACAAACCAATAGAGCATTATCCAGACTTTAAAGACTCTGCAATATTTAACATTGTATATTCTTCTGGAACTACCAATAAGCCAAAGGGAATGTTGATATCACATAGGTCAAGATCAATGACCTCATATCTGATGCCGATTGATTGGAATTGTATGAAAGAGTATGATGTGATGTTATCCATAGCATCATTTTCTAATGCTGGGGGCAATGGAACTGCTATTGCAACTCTAAACAATGGGGGTACAGTTGTAATAGCAACAGGCATTAACCCAAGGACTATAATGAGGACAATTGAGCAAGAAAAAGTAACATGCATGCTAGTTGTTCCATCTATACTTAGATTAATTCTTCGTGATATTACATCCCATAGATACGATGTAAGTTCACTGACTAGTATTGTAGTTGGTAGCACAACGTTCCCCCCTTTGCTTAAGGGTAAGGCAATTAATTTCTTTGGTGATATAGTTTATGATCTTTATGCTTCTACTGAATGCGGTCCTATAACTTTACTCAGACCATCCCAAAAGTATATGCATCGAGCTACAGTTGGAAGAACCGTTATAGGGTCAACAATTAAAGTTATTAACAATGGTATTGAATGTAAGCCACTTGAAGTTGGTGAGATACATGCCAAAACTATGACAATGTTTTCTGGGTACACCGACACCAACAACGCCAACGCAGAAACACAAATGATTGCTACAGGTGATCTTGGGTATGTGGATGAGGAGAACTATCTACACTTTGTTGGCCGTGCTGATGATGTTATCATATCTGGTGGCACAAACATATATCCTGAAGAGATTGAAAATATTATTAATGAGTGCCCCGGCGTTGAGGAATCAGCAGTTATAGGTCTAGCGGATGATAACAGAGGAGAGATTGTTGCTGCGTTTATTGTTGGCACACCAATAGTAGATCCAATCCAATATTGTAGGGATAATCTTACACCATACAAAATACCAAAAAAAATATTCTATGTCGATAGTATTCCCAGAAACTCTACAGGCAAAATTTTAAGACGTAGTCTATTTTTGTAAGCAAGTTTATATAAATAAAATTGTAGGTGCCATATTGGGCCTACGTAAACATTAACTCGCTTAATAAGGAGATAACTATGACTAGAAGCACTCTAAGTCTAATCGATCAATTTGATCGCATCACGTGGCACAACTCAGTCGGCTTTGATAGAGCATTTGATATTCTACAGCATGCTGCTACCATCGCCAAGTGCAACGACAACTTCCCTCCATACTCACTCATCAAGAAAGATGATTACACGTACGAGCTAGAAATGGCTGTAGCTGGTTTCAGCGAAGCAGATCTAGAAATCGTTTCCTCTAAGAATCGTCTTTCTGTTGTTGGTATGAAGCCAGAAAGGGATGAAAGAGAGTATATTGTGAAGGGTATTGCAGGACGCTCATTTGCTCGTGAGTTTGTTCTTGCTGATACTATTGTTGTTCGTGATGTTCAGTTAGATAATGGTATCTTGACAATTAAATTAGAGAATGTAATCCCTGAAGAGCAAAAGCCTAGAAAGGTTCCAATTGGTAAAAAGACAATCGAACAAAAGGCTGAGTTACTTGTAGAAGAGAAGTAACCAAAGGAGGGGGAGGCAACTCCCCCTTCTTATATTAAGTTTTTATTAAACTGCTGATAGTTGGGTTAAATACTTCTATACTAGCAGAGACTACTATGACCCACTATAAATCTATTTTTATATCAGATATCCATTTGGGGTCAAAGGGCTGCAAAGCTGATCTCTTGTGTGACTTTCTTAAGCACAATACAAGTGAGCAGTTATATCTTGTTGGCGATATCATTGATGGCTGGAGACTACGAAGAAAGTTTTACTGGCCTCAATCCCACACCAATGTAATCAGACGAATACTAACTGCAGCCAAGAGAGATACTAAAGTAATATATGTTGTCGGCAATCATGATGATTCTCTGAGGGATCTATTGCCATTTGATATACATTTTGGCAACATTGATCTTGTGAACCAGTGTAGACATCAAGGTGTCAATGGTAAAGTCTATATGGTGATCCATGGCGACATGTTTGATGGTGTTCTTAGAACCAAGTTAAGTTGGCTATATCACATTGGTGATATTCTATACAATGTACTACTAGATGTTAACATGTTAGTTAGTAAAGTGAGGAATATGCTTGGTCTACCACATTGGAGCTTAAGTGCCTACCTTAAGAATAAAACAAAGGAAGCTGTTTCTTATCTTGGGGACTTTGAACGACTAATAACTGAATACTGCCATAAACAAAAAGCTGATGGTGTGATATGTGGCCATATCCACAAAGCAGTAATCAAAGAAGTCAATGGTATAGAGTACATGAACGATGGGGACTGGGTAGAAAGTTGCACAGCGCTTGTCGAGCGCCACGATGGTAGATGGGAAATACTAAATTGGCTAGAACAAAAATCATCTTAATAACAGATGCCTGGGAACCTCAGGTAAGTGGTGTAGTGACCACCTATAAGAATATCATCAGTAACCTTCCGGAGGGGTATTCTGTTGATGTTATTCATCCAGGATTATTCACATGTGTATCAATCCCATTTTACAAATCTATACCATGGGCAATATGTTCTTATACAAAAATGAGGAATATGTTGAAGATGAGGAAGTATGATTGGAACATGAAAGGATATAATGTCAAGTTCCATATTGCAACAGAAGGTTCTCTTGGTTTTAGAGCACGTCGTGCTCTCACATCACTAAAGTATCAATACACATCAGCATACCACACAAAGTTTCCAGAGTTTATTCAACAGATAGTTGGGCTGCCTACATGGACAACTAAATGGTACTTTGATTGGTTCCATAAAAATTCACAAGTTGTTATGTGTTCTTCAACATCCAATGCTGAAGAAAATAAGCAATGGAATTCAGTTGTACTTGGTAAGGGGTATGATAGTTGCTTCAAATATAAAGACAAAAAGTCTTCTGAGATAGTTTTACTTTATGTTGGTAGAGTCAGCAAGGAAAAGAATATAGATGATTTTTGCAGGGTGGAGATCGGTGGTGCAATAAAGATCGTGGTCGGTGACGGACCATATAGATCAAAGCTAGAAAAGATGTATCCATCCGTAAGATTTGTTGGGTATAAGTTTGGAAAAGAACTTGCTTACTTTTACCAGTCAGCTGATGTTTGCGTATTTCCAAGTAAAGTAGATACGTTTGGAATAACTATCCTAGAAAGTATGGCCTGTGGTACCCCTGTTGCTGGTTACCCTGTTACTGGTCCAATTGACCAGATCATTAATGGTGTCAATGGATACGTTAGCGATGATTTGGAAGATGCAGTAATAAACTCGCTAAACATTGATAGAGAACGAACCTTCGAATCCGTTCAGAACATCTCATGGCAATCATCTGCTAGACAATTCGTTAGTTATATTGATAGTTGACACCTGGTCCTTTTTGTTATATAATATAATCTTTGCATGGAAAATGGCGTAGAATAGTAACAGAATGAGCAAGTTCTATACAAATGTAAGCATCCGAGGGAATAAGATCCTTCTTCGTGGCTATGAGGATGGCCGCAGGGTCCATACCGACGTCCCATACCAACCTTTCTGCTTCCAACGCTCGAGCAATCCTAATGCTCCCTATAAGACGATTGATGGCTATCCAGCTGATCGGAAGGACTTTGAATCCATCAATGATATGATGGATTACATTAAGATGTATGATGGAGTCGAGGGAATCAAGCTATATGGAATGACAGCAAAGAACTCCCTGATCTATCCATTCATCCACGAATACTATCCTGGTGAGATTCAATACGATGCTTCAATTATGAACATCGTCCACCTCGATATCGAGGTCGCCGCTGATGAAGGATTCCCTAACATCGATGAGGCTGATAAGGCACTAACTGCTATTACTATCAAGGTAAAGGATAGGTACTATACCTTTGGTTGTGGTGACTATACTCCTTCTGCTGACAACATCATGTACGCTAAGTGTAAGAACGAGCGCGACTTGATTATGAAGTTCCTAACCCTTTGGGACTCGCCTCTTGTTGACCCTGATATTGTTACAGGATGGAACGTAGAGGGGTTCGATATTCCCTATCTCGTCAATAGAATTGATAGAGTATTCAATGACGAAGGTAAGATGTCAAAGAAACTTTCTCCCTGGAAAGTAATCGATGATAGAGAGATTATTATGAGAGGGTCTGGCAAGGTAATGAAGGCCAAGACTCTAAGAGGCATTTCTGTACTTGACTATCTTCAGTTGTATAGAAAGTTTACCTATTCCGATACAGAAAGCTATTCTCTTAACCATATTGCTCACCTTGAGCTTGGTGAGAAGAAGATTGATTACTCTGAATACGAAAGTTTGTTTGGTCTCTATAAGAACGACTTCCAAAAGTTCATTGAGTATAATATCCACGACGTTACTCTTGTATCAAAGCTCGATGATAAGATGAAACTTATCGATCAGGTTCTTGCTATTGCATATGATGCGAAGGTCGATTACATTGATACACTAAAGACTGTACGCATGTGGGATATGATCATCCACAACTACCTGATTGATAGTAATATCGTTGTTCCTCTTTCAAAGACTGGTGAAGAACTAGAAAAGGTTAGAGAAGAAAAGGACCAACCTATTAAGGGTGCCTATGTTAAGGACCCCAAGCCTGGCATGTATAAGTATGTTGTCTCGTTTGACTTGACTTCACTATACCCATCTTTGATCATGCAGTACAATATCTCACCTGATACAAAGATGTCAAAGGTTGACCTTACACCAGAAGATTGTTTAGACAATGCTGGTGTATTCCAAATGCATAAGGACGAAGCCAAGAGTCTTGACTATACACTCTGTGCTAATGGTACAATGTATAGAAAGGATAAGTTGGGATTCCTACCAGCACTAATGGAAAAGGTCTTTGCCGATAGAAAGCGATATAAGAAGCTGATGCTTGAAGCGAAGCAGAAGTTTGAGGTATCGAAAGACCATGAGGACGAGAAGAAGTACATCCAGTATAACAATATGCAGATGGCAAAGAAGATTCAGCTGAATAGTTGTTATGGTGCTTTGTCTAATATCTACTTTAGATTCTTTGATACTGAACTGGCTGAGGCTATTACATTATCTGGCCAGGTATCGATTCGGTGGATGCAAGATAGAATGAATGAGTTCTTGAATAAGACTCTCAAGACTAACAATGTTGATTATGTCATCGCTGTAGATACCGACTCGTTGTATATCACTCTAGATAAGTTTGTAGAGAAGGTGTATAGTGGTAAGTTGCCTGAGCGCGAGAAGATTATTCGTATGCTTGATAAGGCATGTGATGAGGTCTTCCAGCCATTCATTGAGAAGAGTTATGATGACCTTGCCAACCATATGCTAATCCATAGTCAGCGTATGCAAATGAAGCGAGAGTCAATTGCTGATAAGGGTATCTGGGTTGCAAAGAAGAGATACATTCTCAATGTCTTTAACGAAGAAGGTGTTCAGTATGAGCATCCAAAGCTAAAGATGAAAGGTATCGAGGCTGTTAAGTCCTCTACCCCAGCAAAGATTAAGGAAGCAATTAAGAAGTCGCTTGACATTATTATGAATGGCACCAAGGATGATTTTGCTAGGTTTGTAGAGGATTTCAAACAAGAATTTGACACATTACCATTCGAAGATGTTGCATTCCCTAGAAGTTGCCAAGGTGTAACCAAACACAAGATTGGAGGCAAAGCCATTCCAATTCATGTTAGAGGCGCTCTTGTCTACAATGCTTACATAAATAAGTTTGGTCTAGATAAGAAGCACAACAAGATTCAAGACGGGGATAAGATTAAGTTTTGTTATCTAAGAACACCTAATCCATTTTCAACAAATGTGATATCATCCCCTGGAGCGTTGCCAAAGCAGTTTGGTATCAATGACTATATTGACCATGATACTCAATTTGAGAAGTCATATATTGAACCAATGAAATCTATTACTGACAACATTGGTTGGGAAGTTGGCAATAAACAATTAACACTAGAAGACATGTTTGGGTAACTATATGCAAAAAGGTTATAACTTTGATTTTGGTTTCAGCGCAGTTGATGAAGATGAGCTAAAGAAGCTAACTGGGGCTGAACAAGAAACTGAAGAACTTTCAAAACTCCTTGATGAGCAGGCCACCAATGCTGAGCTCTATAAGGATACTGTTGTTCAAATTCAGGAAATGATTACTCCTCTTATCAACAACCTCATGCTTAACCCAAACAAGAACTATATCTACTGGCCAAATAGAGTTGATAAGATGAAAGTATTCAAGGCTGAGTTAGATAAGCTATTCACAATAGCCAAAGATGCTTCTTGATTATCTAGTCCTAGCTGTTGCACTAATTCTATCTGGTGTTGCTGGCTACTATTCTATAGTAGGCTTGGCAGCCATCTTTAGTGGCGCGTTTTTTTCCGTTGTCCTAATGGGCTCAGCTCTTGAGCTTGGTAAACTTGTAGCGGCTAGTTGGCTATACAGAAACTGGGAAGAAGCACCAAAGCTAATTAAGTACTATTTGTCGGTGGCTGTAGTTGTATTGATGTTTATCACATCGATGGGTATATTTGGTTACCTATCCAAGGCTCACCTAGAGACCCAAGCACTAATGACATCTGATGTTAGTGCCGAACTACAAACACTTAATGATACAATTGAATCTAGAACAAATACAAAGGTTCTAGTTGAAAAACAAATACAGAACATTGATAATACTCTAATCAAGTATATCGAAATGGGTTCTGTAACAAAGGGCCTACAAGAGAAAAGAAAGCTCGATGGTGAGCGTAGACAGCTTGAGGAAGAACGAAAGGCTGT